CAGTGATCGCTCTGATCTCCACGTTCTCAAACACCAACCCGCCTGCTGTGGTCGGCAAGCCCAGGTACTCATGTTCATAAGCCGCCGGGTTGATCTCTTTCAAATACTCCGCTTCATCAATGAACGCTTGCCCCAACCACTCCAGAGGAACATTTCGATAATCGCTCTCATGTATGTAGCGGTTTTCTTTGGGGATCTCAAGCGATTTGTTCACCCAGTTGCTGCGGGTGCGTGGCGGGTTGAAGCTCTTGAAGATGTAAGCCTGGTCACCGCCCCTGAGCGCCGATTGCACAATGGACCGCACCGCCCGCTCCCCTCTGAATTGGTCCAGCTCCTCAAACCAGAGAATATTGATATACCCAAACCTCGGCTTGATTGATTTGATTTTTAGCGGATCGTCACCGCCCCTGAAATAGATCTTCTGTCCCGTTGGAATGTAAGTTATCTCAAGCGGTGACGTGGTGCATTTGAATTTGTCAGACAGCCCAAGATAGTTGATAGCCCAAACCAGCTGAGAATAAACCGAATCCCTCAAAGTGTTTGCAACCTGCCTGGTAACAAGCGCATGCCACTCGGGGTTGTTTATAATAAGTTCAATAATTACTTCGCTGGTGAATGACGACTTGGTAGAACCACGCCCACCTTTGAAGACATACTCTGTGTGTCTGTGAGCAATAATGTCACGGTAAACATCGTAGAATGATCCGGCGATTGCACCAGCTGGGAGTTGGAAATACTCATTGTCTGCTTCGCCCAAATCATCATCAACAGCAGGTGGCTTATCAATTCCAAGTATCTTGCATCTCTGCTCAATGCACCATTGAATACCGCGTAGAAATGCCGAATCACCAAATTGTTCTGATGTCCGTTCCTGTTCTTTTACCCGTTTATTGGCAGTCTTTTTATCCGTACCTGACATATACCTTTCAATGGTCTTTGAAACAGCATCCTCTTTTGATTTCTCCCAGGCATCCCAATATTCACGCTCTAACCTGTCAATCTTTGCCAATTCCTGCGTCTTTGCTTCGTCAATATCAATAAGCGCTGATTCACGCCAATCTTCTTGAATACGCTGCAGGTCATAAGAAATCATCTGACGTGATAATTGATAGCCTCTGTTGGCATCGTTATTCAAATATTCTGCTATACGCGACTGAGTCCATCCCTGAAGATATTTATCAGCGATGTCCTGTCTGTCTCGCTCTATTTGAAATGTTGTTCGTTTATTCGATGCCATTGCAAACCCTTAATGCAAACCTTTCATTCCACCAACACCGGCTCTTTTCCAGTCACATCTACCCACCGCTGAATCGCCACAGCCACGTAAGCCGGACTAATTTCAACCGCGCGGCACTTGCGCCCCAACCGCTCGCAGGCGATGAGGGTCGTGCCGGAGCCGAGAAATGGGTCGTAGACAAATTCGCTTTCGTGATTTTTTATTGGTCGCTCCATGCATTCAATTGGTTTAACTGTTGGATGCTGGTGATTTTCTCTGTCAATGTTCCAAACCGTTGACTGTTTATGATCTCCACACCAATGGCTCACAGCGCCGGTTTTTACTGCATACCACGCGCCCTCATGCTGAAAGTGGTAATGACCGCGCCCCATTGTTAGCGAAGGCTTTACCCAAACGATGCGACTTCTAATTTCAAAGCCACAACTCCGTAAATTTATTCCAACGTCAAGTGAAGTTCTCTCGCCATGCCAGACATACGCAACATCGCCTGAAAACAGGTTGTAAGCGTCCGACCAATCAAAGCGGTCATCGTTTGTAACAACGCCTTTTTCGCTTTCGTACTCCACTCCATAAGGTGGGTCTGTTACCATTAGGCTCGGTTTATCATCACCGAGTAATCTCTCAACCACCGCCCTGTCCGTGCAATCGCCGCAAATCAGCCGATGTTCGCCTAACTGCCACAACTGCCCTGTTTCCACGCCCCATATCTCGCGCAGTTCTTCTGCCCTATCAATCTGGGGTTCGGCATCTTCAGGCGGGTCAGGCATCCATAAATCAAGGTCAAGGTCACTCTTCTCAAAGCCCCAATCCAGAAGGTCGTCAAGCTCAAAATTGTTCGCAAGGGTATCAAAATCCCAGCCTGCCACGTTCTTATTCAACCTGACATTCAGCTCGCGCATCTCGTCAATAGATAATTCCCTGTCAGGCACCCAAACGTCTACTTCGTAATCAGGGTCAACGCCTACCAGGTTCTCAAGTATCTTCTTCCGCTGATGTCCGCCTATAATCGTGTTATCCGTGTTAATCGTTATAGGCTCAGCAAGCCCAAACTTATCAAGCGATGCCTTCAGGTCTTTAGCCTGTTTATCTGTAATTTGACGCGGGTTAGCAACATAAGGCACCAAGTCTTTAATCTTGCGTTTTTCGTTATGCCAGGTTAGTTTCATCTATTCTCCAAATACCGCATCCCAAAGCATCTCAACCTTTTCTTCAAGTGTGAGCGGCTCTTCAGGTTGCGCAACTTTCAACCATTCGAGAAGCTCATCATAGCTTCCCATGTACCAATTCAAATCTATAGATTTCGCCTGCACTCCGAACTCAGACCCGCGGCCGTTGCTATCTGCTGAATGTTGCCAGATTGTAGCCTTCTCCCATGGTTTGGGCATGTAATAAGGCGCTTTGGTGACATTGTTTGCCCACCAGGTATAATCGGCCACCCAAAGAGGATAATCACGCATCCAGCTAATCATCTTTTCACTAAAATAACTGGTGAACCACTTGGCCGTGTAAATGATTGGCTTTCGCCCTGTAACCCGTTCAACTTCCTTGCACCATTCGCTGGCACGCCAGGCATAGTCGCTAAAACGCCCCGTATCGCGCACCGATGGCTCTTCGAAATCCAGAATGGGCGGGAAGTCAAATTTGTAACGTGTATAACGTTCCAGGTAAAACTGCGCTGCAACCTTCGGATCCACTGAGTATTGCAACCAGTGATAACAACCGGTCAGCAGCTCGCCAAAATCAAAAGCGGCCCGGCAATAGTTATTGAACTCAGTATCCTCAAATTGCAGGCCTGTCGTTTTATTAGCGTCCGTCGCCTTGGTGATCCAAAAGCGCGCTCCCGCCTGGTGCATCTTCGGGAAATTAATCTTCCCTGACCAGTGAGAGGTATCTACACCCAAAACCCAATCATTGCTCATGATCGTCTCCACAATCTACTTGGATGTTATATTGCTCAATCAAGCGTTCCAGCTCGCGGATCCGTGATGTCAGCTGTACAATTTCGGCTTCGGATTCGGCAATTTTCCGTTTCAGTTCAGCATTTTCTTTTTTTAATTCTGCGATGGTCACATCCCGTCCTTTTACAACTGCTTCGAGATCAGCAATACGCTCATCCAACCGTTTGAATTCCTTGTGCCAGTAGTCCTGAATATCGATGTTAGTGGCGGCTCTGTTCTTTCTCATGGACGCTAACCATTGGATGATCGCCACACCAATACCGCCCGTGAATAGCAGCCCAACAATTTTCAGGATTTCTGTGTAGGTCTCCGGCGTCATGGCTTATCCTCTCTTCCCCCTGGTTGATCATCACTATTTTTCTTCGTGATAAGCCTTATAGATGCCAGTCGCTACCAGTCCAACCGCCAAACCAAAGATCAACCCTTCAAACACAAAATTGAAAGTCCAGGTGATCGCTTCGGCGATGTAGACGTGATAGCCAAAACCCAGGACAAGCCCCAGGCAGATAGCGAATATTTCAACCCCCATGCCCTGCCATCCGAGCTTTTCCTTGACGTACTGGACCAATCCGATCACGACCAGCATCAGTGGGATGCCAGCCACAAGTGCGCCCGTTAAATCTAAAACCATAACAAACCTCCGCAATTTTCTAAAAATTTTTAATAAAAAAACCCGAAGCGCATCTTTTTCAAGACACACTCCGGGCTGGTTGACCAGTCCTCAGAGTCTGAGGTCAACAACTTGTTATCGTGTTGTACTAAAAATTATACCATGTTTTCAAGTCAATCTGCCAGTTCTATGTCGGTTTTATGCTGGTTTAATGCCGGTTCAAGACGGGTTCAATCAGTCTATTACAGTCTATTAATCATCCGATCGACGGGCAACTTTTCGAGAAATTGTCACTTCCCATGTTGTCAATTTTCCAGCAACCAGAGTAAACGTCAGTTGTCCATATCCGGATGCTAACAGATCGTGCAAATCATCTTCCAGTTGCGGTCGCTGCCAGAGCGGGATCTTCCCGATAAAATCATCCAGAGTCATTTGTCCATCTACCCTGGCTGAGTAACGCTTAGGGTGCTGCGGGTTTGTAGCCAAGTATGCAACCAAGAATGCAGTCAAATGTTATTGATCTATTTTTTATCAATGAGCGTTATAGCGTCCGCAGCGTGATCGGCAAATCGTGTATCATGGAAACCTCCAGGGCTTTTATCAACTTACCCATATCAACAGGATCGTTTCTCATTCCTCGCTCTTTCCTTGTTTCATTCATATAAATTTACATCCCCCTTGCCATCATCAAAATCGCATCTCTATTTGAGAGCCCGTGAAGTCTCCCAAACAAATTAATCACATCCAGCGGCTTCATCGTACAACCCGCATAACATCCGCAAATCTGCCTTTGCGTGTCCAGCCAAAACGAAGGCGTCTTATCCTCATGAAACGGGCACAATGCCAGCATCCAGCGCCGGTCACTCGACGATGAAACCGCCCCCGGAAAGAAATCCTCAATCCTGAAATAACTTCGGATTTTACTGACCAGATCATGTCCGGGCTCGTCCTGATTTTCAGCAACCTCCCATGGATCACTGACGTACTTCACAGGATTCACAAACCTTGTCGGGACCCGTACATGATCAGATAACTCAGTATCCCTTGTCAGAAGTGCCGCCGGCAAAATCTCCGATAACGCATTCACCTTCTCAATTGGCGCTCCTGGATTGATCGCTCGATACGGCACCCCGCTCGGGTGGATCGATGGCGGGGCCAGCACATAACCGCCCTTCGCCTTGATGTCGATCCCCTCCAGACTGCGGTTGCGCTCGTCATGTGGCAGTCGAATATAAACATGCACGCCCCGTGCGGTTCGTACTTTATAGGTTACCTGGGCAACCTTATCTGCTGGATAGCCCGTTTTGATCGCCCACAACTCCCAATACCGATAGCGGGACAGGGTATCAAAGTCAATTACTGCCAATCCCTTCACGCCGGTTATAATCGCCAGATTGTGATATTGATCCGGGAACCATGCTATAATTTCATCAGGACTTGGCAGCTGGCTCTTATATGGCTCCCATGCTGAGATCGCCGGTCGCTTGTCCCGATATCGAATCGGGATCACCGCCTGGCCACTCAGTATCCATTTACGGGCGGTTTGTGTGATTTCATTCATGTTTTTCTCCTCAAAATGCCAACCTTCCAACCTATACCAACCTTTTCCCTATATTAAGTAAAAAAATAAATTATTTACTCCTTTAATAGGGTTTTAGGTCGGCATAGGTTGGCACTTTTATAATTAATTGAAATTTTTGTTCGTTTACGCATGTTTTTTCAGTGATTTCTTGTTATATTTTGTAAAATTGTATGCCGACCTATGCCAACCTCTATGCCGACCTATGCCAACCTCATTTTTTGTCAGATTTTTCTTTTTCGTCAGTGTTTTTCTTGTTCTGCTCATATTTATTCAGCCAGTACAGATATTCAGTCATATTAAAATCGTTGTATGAAATCAATGAGAGGATTACAATTGTTGCGATCCCTATGGCGAATATTATGATGATGCTGTAGCAGTAGCCGGTCATGACTGTTTCTCTTTTCTTTCCACCTTATAACAATCTTCACACACTGCATACCCGAACGCCAGAATGTTGTCGGTATGAATTGTGAGAGATGTATAACATTCTCCAAACTTAATTTCTTTTTCGCAATTCGCACATTGAATTATCTGTTCCATATCCTCAGAGAGGAGACATGCATTTGACGGAAGTGTAAAAGGTTCATATTTTCTTGTTTTGTAATTCCATTTTTTAGCCTTCATTTTCCCTCACCATCCTTCCGCTCCATCGCATCGCGAGCGGTAAGTTCCTCTTTCCTCGGCAACTCATTCCAATGCCTAATAGCTTCTTTAACATTCCATTGGGTCCAAGCGTCTATACCACATCTTGAACAAGAAACATTGGGTTCTTTGTCTCCATCAATTACCCATAAATTCACCTTGTCTTTTTGTCCGCAAATTGGACATGGTTTTAATTTTTTTGTGTTCTCGAAATCAATAGCCATCCCTCACCTCCACGCCTCAATAAACGCCACAATCAATAGCACTGGCAGCAGCATTACCACAATCAGCAGTCCTATGATTGCAGTTGGTATCAGCATCCAACTTTCACATCTCACATCGTGCATTGCTCACTCTCCTATCTCCTGTCCTACAGAATCTCCTATGGGGTCTCTTTATGGGATCATCGAATGCAACTGGATCCCTGTATAACCCCAAACTTGTTGATTGATAGTATTCATTCTTCTCTTCTTCTCATGTCCCAGCTTGGTCATCACCGCCGCCAGCCCCATCGCATTGCCACGAGAAGTCCCTCTCAGCGCGCCCTGAGTGGGGTCCTGCAATATTGTCAGGATGTCCGTCGTGGGGATCCACCAATCATCACGGGTTGGGTCCAGATCAAAATATTTTTTCACCAGCCCCTCGATCGGATCCGCCACATCATAGTCTTCGTTGATCTGGATTGACTTCACATATTCGTCCCGCGTCAATTTCCAGCTTTCGCCCGCCAGGTAGGCTGCCATGGCTTCTGCCCAAACATCGGTTGGATCAATAGATACTGAGTAATCCCAGTTGATCTCTTCAATTTTTGAGACCAGGAACCGCCGGCTCCCGGTCGGATCAGAGAAAATGCCTGAGCTGTTATTGATTGTTCCTATAAAGGATGCCAGTGCCGGCTTGCTGATGTCATGCCGGCCGTAGGGTTTCCGCACAGTCACCTTACGGGTCGTCAGGAAAGCTTTGAGCGCTTCATAATCCGCCTTGCGCGTCGTGGCACCCAGTTCGCTCACCTCCCAGATCCACGCAGAGATCAACCGGATTTCGCTGTCTTTGTCATCCGTATTGATCGGCGCTTCGATAAAATAATCCCCCATTGGTTTGGCAAGCCACCTGGCAAACTCGCTTTTCCCTACACCTTGCGGGCCGTCCATCACCAGCATCGGGTTTTGTTCCGCCTCGAATACCTTCGCACAGGCTCCGATCAACCACTTGCGCAGCCACACCGGCCACATGCCATAACGGTCATTAAAATAGCTTGCCAGTTCATCGATCGTATCGCTCCCGTCCCAGGTAATACTCAGTAAGAAGTCTTTGATCGGGTGATAGCGGTTTTTCGATGCTTCCCAACCATAAATGTCCTCAAACTCATTGATGCGATAAAAACCACCCTCGCGCATTCTTGCCCGGATTTCCTGCGCTTTTTCATCGGTGATCGGGACCCCATTAACTTCGATTTTGTCGTTGATGTCATTCATTCGGAAGTCGTAACCCAGCTGCTTGAATGCCACCAAATAATCTTTGATCTTATAGCGCTTTTTAGATCCCTTTTGGCGCTCAAATTCCTGGATCACTCCCATGCGATAGCCCGTCGCGTTGCTGATCGCCTGTTGCAGATCCCAATCATGCTCCCATGCTGCCAGCGCCTGGCTGAACGCCATCAGCGGGTCCGTGTTATTCATGCTGATTTCTGAGGCGATGAACTGGTAAATCGATGTCCACGGCTCCGCTTTGGGCGGCATTTGTAATTGCAGGGTGGAGTGGTCTTTGGCAGCCAGCACCGTGGCGACGTTCTCCATGCCGTCCATGAAGTCCACAACATCTTCAGTGCCAAAGGCACGCTCCAGCTCCTCAGCGTCTTTTTTCTGAATGCCAGAGCGAAGTAAAAAACTAAACAGGTTGCTTGTTTTGGCTGCAGTGGTTGTCATCTCAAGCGTTTATCCGGAAGTCAATAATAAGGTTTCAATGCCTGCTTTGAGTTCCTTGGCTCGGTCGGCGGTGATGGTCTGTCCACCGCTCATCTTTGCCAGCTGTATCAGGAAGTCGCGTCCCTCCAGGCGGTCTTCGGGCCCCACATAGATGGTGTCGATGCGGTTGGTGAAGGTGGCTGCCACCTGCAGGGTTTCGTAGTCACGATCGGGTTCACCGTCAGAGATTAAAATAAAGCGCATGCCGGGGGTATCGGCCACTTTGGCAAATCTAAGCGCACCGGCCATGTTGGTGCTGCTGCCCATAAAGCAGGGCACGCCAGCCGGGCAAAAGACGGTTTCATCCGAAAAGCTCAATACAGCAATGCGCCCTGGCAGGCTGGCCTGTAGCGATCGTAATTCTTCACAGGCGACAGTGTAGCGACTTTGGCTGTCGCGGCTGTCGGTGATGCTCATGCTGCCGCTGGTATCGACCAGTATCACCACATCACAATGGATAAACGTCTCCGCAATCGATTGATTGTTTTTCAGGGCAATCTCATACAGCGAGCCGCGCACTAAATCGTTTTCCTGGGTTGGCATCAAATCACGCATTTTTTCTCCTTTTTTATCGCTTCCAATTGCAACTCGCCCAAAAACTCAACTTGCTGTTCATCGTTATAGTTTCCTACCACGATGCCGATCCTTGTTCCGTCTTCAGCCTTAACCAGCATTCCCGGGGGCAATACCCCCAATCGCAAGTCGCTCTCCAGGCTGTACCGGTCCCATTTCATGTAACGGAAGTCTAAGTAGTCTTCCGGATCGGTGAAGTTTGTGCGCCCGTTGAGGAACACGAATCCCACGCACACAAACAGCGTGCCTTTTTTTGCGCCAGCGCCCTTTTTTCTGGGTTGTTTTGTTGTGCAAATCATGGTTTTATACCCACTTTTCCGTTGGCGCTTTATCACCCATCGCCCACGAGGTCACCAGCACCTGCCCCTGGTGGTTGACGATGTCCTGCCAATCCATGATCTCCTGCACTTCAAAGCGCCCCAGCACCTCAATGCCCCTGACCATGATCCACCCGCAGCGCAGCGGTGAGCGGTAACCGCGAACAACAATATCCGCATCTAAAATGCCTTTCAGGGTTTTCCCGCTGTCGAACCCTGCCTTCCAGTTTGCTTCCAGCGCCAACCCCGCATCATAACGGGCGCGTTTGCCCTGATTACTGAGTACCTCATACGCACTGTTGATCTTGATAAAAATCTCATGGGCGTTTGGCTCTTTACACACGTCCGGGTGCCACTGGCGCGCCATTCTGCGAAAGGCGCTCTTGATGTCATCTTCTGTCGCCGTTTTTCGAGCGCCTAACACAGAATACAATGTTTCCCCATCGGTCGGCATTGCCGGGTCCACTTCAAACCACCTGCGCAATACGCTCTCAGGGAATAACACCGACCATTCGTTGTCAACCAGCCCAAATGCTGACCGCTCTGCATCTCCCCGATCCTTGGTTGTGCCGATATAACGCACTTCGTACAGGCGCAATTCCGGGTCAGGCGGTTTAATTTCCATCTCGGGCAGCGGGACGCTTTCGCCGTAAAACTGTTCAACCAGCTTTTGGATCGTGCTGCCGTGATCACTGCGCACCAGCCAGGCTTTGCGGTCCGCATCCCAGCGCCGATCGTTATACGGGATCAATGCCTTCAGCTGGGCGACAAACCCGCGGTTATACGGCGTCTCAACCGTCAGGTTGCCCGCGTCATACCCGATCGAACATTCGTTCACAGGTTGCAGGTCTTGCAAAAGCCATTCCTGCATCATGACAGCTTGCCCCTGCACATATGCCAGTATTCACACCACTTGGGAGTACATTTCCAGGTACCCGGGTTCTCGGGGAATACCCCGCAGTCAATCCCCTTCCATACCTTCTGGATCATCCCAAACAGCCACATGATCTGGCCTGGGTTATGCACATGCTCAAATACCTGGAGTTTGGGTGTCTTGGTTTTGACGAACACATAATGCCGAAATCGCCAGCCGTCCACCGGGAAACCCATCTGGTTCATCGCTGCCAGGTAAAAAAGCGGCTGCGTTTCACCCAGGGCTTGGTCGATCGTCCACGAGCGGCTCGAGGTTTTAAAATCGCCCGGCACTCTATCGCTGGTGATGATGTCGATGTACCCGATCAGCGGCAGCGGTACCCCGGGCACGCTGAGTTCGATCTTTGTTTCGATCACCGGCATCCCTTCCTGGGTGAAGAATGTTTTCTGCATCTCGTTTAAGATATCTGCATTGGTCAGCATGTCGATCCCCTTGTTGAAGTGCTCTTCGGGGGTGTCGGTGCCCCAATCGACCGCTTGTTCGGTTTGTTTTTGCCATTCTTCGCTCCAGGCTTCCGTCAACGATTGAACTTCACCACCCAGCCAGCGTTCAATGGTGTTATGAAAAGCAGACCCAAACACCAGCGCTGGTGAGCTTGGGGTTTGGATCTTGTCGATATAGCGGAATTTCCATGCCGCGCCGCACATCAGGTACGAGCTGATTGAACTGTACGAAAGGTGTTTAATTTCAAGCGCCATCTTAGTATCCGTTCTCCTGGGTTTCTTTGATCAAATAATTTGTGACCTGCTCCAGTTCCTGGCTGGTGCCCGGGATTGTGCCGCTGTTGGCTTGCAGAATTTGCTCTGCGGTGTATTGCTCCAGCAACTGCTCCAGCGTCACACTGGGCTGTTCCGGGTCACTGCTGCTTTTTACGCTGGTTTCTACCACCACACTGCTTTCGATGATGTTTCCCTCGTTATCCACCCGTATGTTAAACTGCTCGGGGCGGATCATAAAATCCACCATGCCCGCGGTCACATCCGGCGCCACGATATCCGATGTAAAGCCGACCACGCGCCACTTGCACATGTTTTCCGGATATTTTTCCCAGTTGCTGTCCGGTTTCATCAATCCGGCTCGCACAGCGTCGTCCAACGTCCATCGCTCAGTATGCGAAAAGCCGTTATCCGCTCGCTTCATAGTGCACTCGTAACCCACAAAACGATTACGCTCGTCTGTTAACCGCGTCAGTTTGATGCTTGCGATCTTCGGGCTGTTGTGCAGCAGTGCCAGCGCACCCTTGGGCGATAAGCCCACATGCCCCTTGACCACCTGCACAAACTCGAATGAGGCCATCAGGCCCAGCCCGATTTCGTAGCCCTTCAGCATGATCGCCGCCGCTTGTTGTGGGCTGCTGACCGGAAACAGCCGCGAAGTGTAAACATCCTGGGCGACGGTGTTAATCATCTGCCACACGCCCAGGCTCATTTCCCGGTTCGCCAAAGTGTTTTCTGCCTGGCTTACGCTCACAATTGATTTCTCTTCTTGTTCTTGAATTTCTACTGCTGTGATCTCATTTGTCTTTGCCATAATTACATTCCCTTTCTTGTCTGATAATCTAAAATCCGTCTCTTACGTTAATTGCCAGCATTTCGTTCGTCTTCAAT